GGAGAAATCTTCGAGCTCCCCCCAGAAAAATCCGTCTGCATCTCCCGACGACCTGGAATTGGACGAGAATGGTATGAACGACACGGAAAATATTTAAGGGACCACGACCATGCAATCATCCGAGGAAAAAAAGTCAGACCCGCAAAATACTACGACCGACTCTTCGATCTCACTGATCCAGAAAATTTTCGCGATCTTAAAGCTCGTCGCCGAAATTCTGGTGAAGAGGCAAAAATAAAACTTGAAAACGAACGAAAAGCCGCTTACGACCAATACATAAGCATTCATGGAGAAGATAGCTTCCCTACAAACCGCGACCGGCTCTATGTCATGGAAGAGTATCATGAAGCCCAAGCGAAACTTCTTAAACGAGGTCTGGAAAATGGCAAAACTTAAAACGTTCTCAATCTTCGATGCAGCGGCGAAAGCTTATGGCCCACCAATGGTGTTTCACACCACCGGCCTCGCGCTTCGCGAATTCGAAGACATTTGCAAAAATCAACAATCCCAACTCTATAAGTCCCCAGCTGACTTTTCGCTTTGGGAAATCGGCGAGTATGAAACAGACAGCGCCGAGCTTTCTTCAATTCAGATGGTAAAAGCAGTTGCCCAGGCAACGGAATACGCAACCAATAAACCGGCTCTCGCAGCCGCCAACTAAGAAGGAATAAATCAATGGGATTCGGTGGACCAATCGGCGCACAGCCAAGTGTGATGAAACACAACTTCGCAACAGTACCACAGGCACAAATTCCGCGATCGTCATTTGACCGTAGTCACGGATATAAAACAGCCTTTAATACTGGCTACTTGGTCCCCGTTTTCCTTGATGAGGTATTACCCGGTGACACATTCAATCTTAGGATGTCCAGCTTCGCGCGGCTCAGTACGCCGCTCAAGCCGATCATGGATAACATGTACTTGGATTCGTTCTTCTTCTTTGTCCCAAATCGCCTTGTATGGACCAATTTCCAAAAGTTTATGGGACAGCAGGACAACCCTGGCGATTCGATCTCGTATCTCGTTCCTACGGTCACATCCCCAGCCGGCGGGCCGGCTGTGGGTTCGCTCGCCGACTATTTTGGCGTTCCTACCGCCGGGCAAATTACCGGCTCGGACACGCTCACGTACTCTGCACTCCCTCACCGTTGTTACAACCTGATTTACAACGAATGGTTTCGAGATGAAAACCTTCAAAACTCCGTAACCGTCGATAAAGGCGACGGCCCGGACACGTACTCGAATTACGTCCTCTTGAAATCCGGAAAACGCCATGACTACTTCACGTCCTGCTTACCGTGGCCACAAAAAGGAACCGCCGTTTCCATCCCTCTTGGAACTACTGCTCCTGTTTCTGGTATCGGTGTGCTCAATCGAAATTACCCGTCGGCTCCCACGGTCTATGAGACGGACGGAACCAGCACCGTTAACTACTCGTTCGCCAAACTCATCGACGGCACCACGAACGACCGTTCGGTCTATGTAAAAGGCGACGCAGCCACAAACGGCAAGCTTCAGATCTTCGCCGATCTCACGAACGCAACCGCCGCAACGATCAATAGTCTTCGCCAAGCGTTCCAAGTTCAAAAACTCTTGGAGCGTGATGCACGTGGGGGTACCCGCTACACCGAAATCATTCGCAGCCACTTCGGCGTTGTCTCTCCGGACGCCCGTCTCCAGCGGCCGGAATATCTCGGTGGCGGGTCTTCCCAAATAAATTTCACTCCAATCCCGCAAACGTCCCCACTTCCTGCAACCGGCACCACGACCCCTCAGGGTAACTTGGCCGGTATGGCAGTCCATTCGCAATCGGGTCAAGGATTCGTGAAGTCTTTCACGGAGCACGGGCATATCATCGGGCTGGTGCGAGTCCGCGCCGACCTGAATTACCAGCAGGGTCTTAACCGGATGTGGTCCCGTTCCACCCGGTATGACTTCTACTGGCCAGCCCTGTCCCATATCGGCGAACAAGCCGTGTTAAACAAAGAAATTTACGCCAAAGGCGTAGGTACCGTGACCACGGACGCCGACACTTTCGGCTATCAAGAGCGCTATGCGGAGTACCGCTACAAACCGTCGATGATCACAGGGATCATGAGGTCTACGGCAGCGAGCACGATTGATATCTGGCACCTCGCTCAAAAATTCACGTCCCTTCCAACTCTCGGATCTACCTTCATTCAAGAAGCTCCGCCAGTCGATCGGGTCGTTGCCGTTAATACGGAACCGCAGATCCTATTCGACGCGTACTTCAAACTCATTTGCGCTCGTCCAATGCCGGTCGTTTCTGTTCCTGGACTTATCGACCACTTCTAAGGAGAACCATGGGTCTATTTGATTCAGCGTTCAGCGTAATCAAGGATATCGGCACCGCCCACCTCGATGCATTCACGGGTGGTGCCTTTTCCAACGCGAAAGGCGTAGCAGCAGCCAATGCACAAAACCAAGCAAACGCAAACCAACAGATGGCATTTCAAGAGAGAATGTCGAACACCGCTTATCAGCGCGCCGTCGAAGATATGCGCGCGGCAGGTCTTAACCCATCCCTTGCTTATCAGAACGGCCCCGCTTCCGCGCCTTCTGGCGCTATGGCGGACGCTAAAGCAGTCCGAAAAGGGGATATCGCGGGTGGTGCTGTATCCACAGCCATGCAGTTGGCATCTCTCAAATCCACTACTGACCAACAACGGACACAAGCGGACCTGAACACCGCGAACACGCAAGCTGCAGCTGCTCAAAAAATCAACACCGACCAGAAAACCGCTGAATCTCAGGTCAACGCCGATATGACCCGCGAACAAACGAAAACCGAAAGACTTCGTCAGAAAACCGAAGCAGCGCGCGCACGACGCGAGCAAAACGAAGCCGACATTTCCGACGCCGAGTATGATGCACGAAAAAACACCGCAGGCGCGAAAAGATATTTGGACGTAGGCCAACAGGCAATTGATATCGGCACATCTGCAGCCGGGCTCATGCGCCCAAGAAACCCGAAAAATTGGCTACCGCAACGGTATCAGTCTACAGCACCAAAAGAAGTTCCCTTCACAGAAACACAACGACTCGAAAGAGCAGGACGAAAAGGAATCCCAGTAGATGAGTAACGCAAGCAAGAAAGATAAAGTGAAACGCAATGAACCATCCTATAACTGGCTTGAAAAGCGGCACGTTCGCTCGCCGTATGAACCTTACAACGACCCCGGAGTTGATTGTTCGGACGATCCTGGCGTCACCGACGGCAGTCAAGCGGCGGAACTTGATGTTAATCAGATCATTCGTAGAGCCCAAAAATCCGGCATCCTTCCAGGTGTCGATGTCGAACGCGTGTATGCGGACGTTTCCAATTCCGTCGATTACCATAAGGCGTTAAATCTTATTCTTAACGCAAACGATCAATTTATGTCTCTCGAAGCGGAAATTCGCGCCCGCTTCGAAAACGATCCGGCGAAGTTCATGGACTTCGTACATGACCCTAAAAACGTCGACGAAATGATCGAGCTCGGCCTCGCGGAACGCGTGGATGCCCCTACCCCCCAGCCAGCCGCCCCCGAAGCCCCTGCGGCCAAGCCAGAGGCCTTAGCGCCTCAAGGAAAAGCATAGTTCGACCGAAAGGGAGGTCGTGACAGACTCCCTACTTGATGTAACTGTCACGACTGACACCAAAAAGGTGTCAAAACCAATATAAGAGGCCTTATGAAACGTCGCCCTATGCGCTCCAAAAGCTCTAAAAAACTCTTTTCCCGCACCGCGAAAAAAGTCCACCGCAAAAACGGCCTACAGCCGATGCGCGGCGGTATCCGGATTTAAGTAATTACTAACCCACACGGACCGTGGACCTTCGGAGGAAGCATGCCCTGCTACCGGCCCATCACGGCCTATTATTCAAAAATCGTAAACCCGACCGGAAAACGGTCTTTGGTTTTCAACGTCCGCGACGCCCAAAACGCCTATGAACCTTTCGACATACCCTGCGGCCAATGTGTCCACTGCCGCCTTGAAAAATCTCGTCAATGGGCGATGAGGTGTGTCCACGAAGCCTCACTTTACGAGGATAACTGCTTCGTCACGCTCACTTATTCGGATGAGCACTTACCGGAAAACGGTTTCCTGGATTATGATGCCCCAGTTCTTTTCATGAAAAGACTCCGAAAAATGTTCGGCGACAAAATCCGATCATACGGATGCGCCGAGTACGGAGAAAAAAAAGAACGCCCCCATTATCATTTGCTAATATTTAACCACGACTTCACCGATAAGATCCTGTGGAAGGATCAGGGGGAGAACTCACTTTATGTTTCTAATACTCTTACAAGTCTTTGGCCTTACGGGCATTCTACTTGCGGCGCTCTCACCTTCGAGTCAGCAGCCTACACCGCAAGATACTGCACAAAGAAAATTACAGTGTCTGAACGAACTCCCGAAAACCTTAGACGCATGTATGAACG